GCCATCTTCTTCGCAAGCTTCTCAAATGCGCTAAACTCTTTCTGAAAGAGGCCCAACGCAGTCACCATAGCGTCACTGTCAAACGGAACCTTGTGATTATGTTTGATAATCTCTTTCGCAGTATCGCGAGCCAACGTCCATGTATTATTGCAAACCACTCTTATCGGAGTGAACATGCAAGAGTTTGCGCCAATGCCTCGATGGTCTAACGTAAACACAAGATTTGATACAACAGTGTCGTCACCGTCGAGCGTGAAACCTTCATTAGGTGTCGCCATTGTCCACACCTTTTGACCATCGAACAATGATCCAGCGGTATGAATGTGAAGCGACCCGGCTTCTACAAAGGGCTCGAAGAAATCGAACATCTGCGAGTTCTGCACTGGCTTATACATTTCCGTCACGCACTTTCCGAGAATAGCGCCGTCAGATACGCGCTCAATATAATAGCTTGCTTCGATGGGCGTTCCGTCCGCTTTATGATTAGGCGCTATTTGCACTTCCCAATCGAGACCGGCGGCGGCTTGTATCTCTTTCAACGGCGTGTCGGTTGTGATCGAAGTGCCAAGACCATGCCACGGAACGTCTCCAACGAAAGCCATATTTTCTACTGCGTGTACCATTTTCGTTTTCTCCTGTCTGTTACGGTTAATGGGTACGAGCATAGAATAGGGACGGCGAAAGAGGATTGCAAGCGTTTATTTTTGTAGACATTGAACACAAACGAAGCGAGGCGAAGCGAGGCGAAGCGAGGCGAAGCGAGGCGAGGCGAGGCAATCCCCTTAAAAGTAAAAAGGCTAGGAATAAATCCCAGCCCTTTTGTAAGTTAGCGTTGACAAAAAGTTAGCGTTGACAAAAATGATCATACTTTTCCTGTAGTTCTGATATTACATCTGACAAAAAGTCAGTACAGTATACAGAATAAGTAGAGTCCTGATCACAGATTGTATCCCACCTTTTAAAGATGTCATCTGTGGTTTTTGATGGCCTAGCATCACCATAAACGTCATGCCATACAAAAGTTAATCTCTCGCCGCCAGCCATTATATAGCTTTCATGTCTGACAAAACACTAAACTCTTCGTGTGTCATAGGTCTGTCTCTATAACCAAATGGGCACGATATCTTAAAGTCGCCGCATTCAATCTTACGAATAGTATTTAGATTGACATTACGATAACCTTTTTTGTTGACATCATACACACACAAATAATTATTGTGTATGTCCTTAGTCTTTCCGCTCACTGTGTGCTTAGTCACGCCAAGCCTACCAGTCAACACGCGCTCTTCACCGTTAGCCTTTATAAAGGTAACAGTAAAGAACTTATCGCCTACGTTCGAGGCAATGTATTCTGCGAAAGTCATATCTTTATCAGTATGAGTAATCATCTTTCTCATCCTTTTCTATCTGTTCAGTGATCTCCTGAGACATGTCTAGCAGAACATGTGACGCTTCGTCAACAATTGTTTGTGCATAGTGTTTTGACCATACTTCACCTAGACCATACTTGTGATCTATGATGGACTGCAATTGTTCTGTAAGAAATTTACAAACTTCTTTGTCCATATCGGTGTAATCGTAAAACCCGTATCGTTCCTGCACTACACGCCAATTATTCATCGGTTCTTTACCTTCTCTATGATACAAGGATTATTGCCAAAGTCATAGCAGTTTAAACAGTCTCTACACTTCTGACCAGTGCATGGCTTGTAGAATGTATCATCTACAGAGTTCGTGTCATGTGTCACATTGTTAAACACATAATTAAAACCTTTTGGAGGCTCAAAGTGTACATCATCAACAGTAGGATTAGACCATACTAAAATAAGATTATCAGGAAAGCGCCTTCCCTCTTGTTCCAAATTATGTTTAACTAAGTTTACAATGTCTTTACGCTTTGTCCACAATGCAAACTTGCAGTGTGAATTATTTCTTGCAATCAATATAAGGTTTTCAAAGTGTACACAATTGATAAGCTCACCATGAGCATCAAAGCGAAAGTAAGCTGCATTTATAAAAGGTATACAATCTTCATCTAAAGGCTTAGATAATAGATCGCTATTGCGTTGCAATGCTTTCTCTAGATTATTGCCATAACGTTTACTTTCAAGTGTAGCGAAGCTGTAACACTTTTTACAAATAACATCGTCACGTTTTGTACTATGCATAACTTGGCAAAATACATTAGTGATAGTGTTTACACTAATAGCTTGGAAACCTTCAAGCTTACCGTTAAGCTTGCTTATGTGTATTGTTTGCATATCTTGCACTCCTGTTTAGAATACTACCACGCCTCTTTTCTCAAGCTTATCGACCATCTTGTCAAGCTCTTTTTGCATTGCTTTAATTAGTCTGTCTTGTTGACTTTCTGTCAATGTTTCATCATCAAATTTGTCTATCTGAATTGTACCATTCTCTAGACGCCATACATAATTTGAGATGACATTGTATATTTCACGTTGGGCCATTTCTGTAAACTTCATGTCTGTTACTCCGTTTGTTTACGATCATTCTTTATAAACTAGTCGTCAGAGGATGTCAAGGGTTTTCTTTGTACGGAGTCTATATGATGTTTTGTATACATCATAGACTCTGATCGATAGTCGCACTGATTACACGTAAACTTTACATTCTTGTCGTTATGTGTAAATGTAAAGTCACGCGCCTTCGATGTTGGAATGTACGATTGACAAAATTTACAGTTGACAAAAAACGTATGCTCTGGACTTGTCATCGTTGACAAAATTCCTTTTCGAGTTGACAAATTCTTTTCTCAAGGACTGACATGTCGTGAAGTTGTTTTATTTCTAACATTACGGATGGTACAATAAAGTGTATACATCCTGACAAAAGTACAACGATTGACAAAATAACCAGTATGGTACATTGACGTTTAGTCATTATCTTCACTTTCTATTCCCCACTCCACATAAGTTCTGATTACTTCAGACACACTGACACCTTCAAGCTCCGCTTTGCTTGCAATGTGATCGAACGTGTCCTGTTCAAAACCGCAGATTATTCTACGCATTCTACGTTTACCTTCTGTATGTCCTTTGACCATACTAGTTCTCCACAGTGAAGTTAATCTCTACTGTAGGACTCTGCTGTACAAAGTCTACAAGTTCTTTCTGTTCTTTTGTAAGAACATCAATTACAACCCACATCTCTGGATTGTGTGCATTTTCACTTTCTCTAAGCCACTCCTCAAAATCATCATCATACCAAGAGAGCGCATGTTTTTGCCACACATTGTACATACCGTCTGCACGCTGTTTGATTTCTGTTTCAAGACCGTTGACAATCATTTGTATTTCCTTATTGTGTATAGATCAAGGTAGTCTTTATGTTTACGGTGAAAATAACTATTTATTCTTGATAGACCCTTACCTAATAACAGGTAGAAGCGGAAAAGAAAATAATAATAGTAAATCAACATAATTACTCCAGTTGACAAAACGATCCCATAGGGTATACTATCCTATAAGTCCTTGTCAACCAAAAAAAATAGTTGGGAAAACAATGGGTTATCGAAGAATACAAAAAGACTTGCAGCGTCAAAAGAAAAGACGTAGCCTTTCAGCAGCAAGCCTATCTGATCCTATGTTTCGTAAGCGTGTTGTGGAATCAAAAAAGATAAAGCATAAACGTAAGCGATTGACAAAAGATCAGATTGACAAAATCTACAACGAGACTGAACAGGAAACGTAGCATGAATATCTTTTATCTAGATAAAGACCCTGTACGTGCCGCTGAATACCATTGTGATAAACACGTTGTAAAAATGATATTAGAATCATCACAGATGTTGTGTACAGCGCATAGGATTCTCAGTGGTGAAGATTATTGCAATGATAAAGGTTTGTATAAACTTGCATATAAAAATCATCCTAGCACAAAATGGGCTAGAGAGTCGTACGTGCAATATAGATGGTTGTATAATCTGTACGAGAAGCTATTGACAGAATATACAAAAAGATATGGTAAGATACATGCATGTGAAAGATTACGTGCAGAGTTAGAGTTGTGTCCTACAGACATAGATACTAAACCTTTCACTGAACCACCGCAATGTATGCCTGATGAGTACAAAGTAAAAGGTAATTCTGTAATAGCGTATCGTCATTACTACAAAGGAGAGAAAGCTGCATTTGCAAAATGGCAGTACTCTGATATTCCGTGGTGGTGGGAAAACCCTAACGAGTTTAGTTTATAATGAAAATATACACAAGCGACACAGACTTCGATGCCTTACATCAGGCTGTAGATAAGGCACGTAAAAACGCAAAAGAAGTAAAGGTAACTAGACAGGCGCTTATGAACATGTTAATGGATCATGCAAACTTTATTGGTAAAATGAAAACATTTGGTGAAACTGTGGAGTATCCTCAAAATGAATGAAGACTTTGTTACTATGAATATTACTTCTAAAATGAGAGACAATGCGTCTGATAAATCAAAAGAGATGGGTGTGCTTAGACACTCTATAGCAAAAGGTAAAGGTAATATGTATGGCTTCTTAGGTGAAGCTATGTTTAAAAAATATGCATCTCCATTTTACAAAGTAGACGTACACAATACGTACGATTATGATTTCATAGTTGACAAAAACGTACGTATTGACGTTAAGACAAAATCCACAAGCGTCACACCAAAAGGTGAGTACGACTGCACAATAGCCGCATATAATACAAAACAAAAATGTGACGCTTATGTATTTTGTAGAGTTTTACACAGTTTCGATAGAGGTTTTATACTTGGCGGTATAGGTAAAGAACAGTTCTTTGATACGGCTAAGTTTTGGAAGAAGGGAACCATAGACCCATCAAACGGATATCAAGTAAAAGCAGATTGTTATAATATAAAAATAAATGAGTTACAAACGATAAAGGAGTTAATAGAGGAATGTATAAAAAACAAATAGAATTT